ATTTATCTTAAAAAATATCCCATCAGAACCATACATTTACACGGGAAAAAATTGACAATATTTTTTTCTATGTATACAGTAGAAGATGCCTTTTACTTTTGAGCCAGATGTTTTTGAAAAAGAAAAAAATGGCGAGAAACTATCTGAACGCACACAGAAAGAATATACCGGCAAATTAAATAAACTAGCAGCTCTTGGCTGGAATAATAGAGAAGCTCTTAAGAAGAACTCTAAAGCAGTTATTGCTCATATCAAAAGTTTATATCCAGAAGACGGTGAACGTCCCCGGTTCAATCAAAGATTTATTGTTTATGCTATCTTCTGGTCTATGGATACTGCATATATTTCTAAGAGTAATCCTTATCATACCTTTCTTAAGAAGATTCCTCCTCTGACTCACTCTGTGACTGGGAAGAAGTGGATCCCCCTTGAGACATATCGGAAGATTGAAAGTAAGAAGGATTGATTAATTTATACCCATTATAAGCATCTAAGAAACTATAGAAGAATGGAGTAATTAACCAATTTGTTATTATACAATCTACCCAAAATTCTTTAAGGGGTATTCCATGTAAGAAAGTTCTTCCAGAAAGTAAATTATCTAATCTACATATTTTTTCCATTTCTGTGGGAGGTCTAATTGCTCCGGCACATTGATGGTTTAAATTTTTAAGAGATAAACATTCTTTAATAATATATGTATTTTCTAATTGATGTAATTCTGTAAGACTGTTTACCATACTCTCTTCTAACAAGGATATCGTTGGATTGTTCCAGCCATGCTCTTCTAAATAAATATCAAATCGGGTTCTTGATTTATACCCTGCTTTTAGATTTACTTTTAGATTATTCATTCTATCACGTTTGTGCGCTTGAAGACGAGTCTTAAGAGAATGCTTGGTGCTTCCAATATAAAAGTAACCATCTGGAAAGTCTATCCTATATATCTTACCTAAGAAAGCCATTGATACTTTATAGCTCAATAAATCAATCAATTTTTTACTTATACCAACTAATAGATGGATCAGAATACTACGGCTATTCTTGCAATTATTGGTGTAGTCGTGTCTGTAGGTAGTTCTGTATTGGCTGCCATAAATCACCAAAGAGTGCGCTCTAACTGTTGTGGCCAGAAATTAGAGGTATCACTTGATGTTGAGCGCACTACACCGCCTTCTGATAAATTAGAAATAAAATCTCCGGCTAATAATTCTGTAGTATAATAGATGTCATATAAGGTTGCAATACCGAGTTATCGTAGATATGACACTATACGAGACAAAACTCTGGAGACATTGCGAAGGGGAGGAGTGGCTCTTTCTGACATTTATATTTTTGTGGTTGATGATGAAAAAGAACTTTATCAGAGAGCCTGCTCAGGCTACCAGATTATCCCGGGCTTACTGGGTCTAGTGCAACAGAGGGCGTTTATCCAAGCCTTCCTCCCTCTTGATTCTTATATAGTTATGATGGATGATGACATTGAACAAATTTGGAGACCAATTGATTCTAAGACTAAACAAGAAATCACTGATATACCCGGTCTGATATCTGAGATGAAAATAAGAATGATATCTGAGGGTGTTACAATTGCTGGGATATATCCGTGCAATAATCTTAAATTTGCCTTGGGCAATCCTGAGATTACAACAGATTTCAGATACCTTGTTGGGGCTATGTATATGATAAAGAATCTCAGAATGCCAGATGTCCAGTTAGATTCATCTGATCCTGCATCTCATGAAGATAAAATAAGAACAATCAAGTATTACCAGAAGGAAGGGAAGACTCTCAGATTTTCTTGGGTTCAGATTAAAACAAAATACTTTGGCAAGGGTGGCCTAGATTCTCCTGACCGTCTGAAGCTACATGCATCTGAAGCTGAAGCCTTGTGTCTCAGATTTCCTGAATATCTCAGATTGCAAAAGTCTAAGAAGCTAACAGATTGTAAGTTCCGGCGCGTTAAGAAGGCCTAAATCTATTTAAGAGTAAGTATGTAGATGCCAATGGTACCTTCGGTGGAGCCTCTTGATTTGATTAGCAACAATCTTACAGAAATACTTTATGATTTATATCAAAATCTTAAACTAGATGCTAAGAATGAAGAGCATAAGAAAATTCTTACTAAAACAAGAATAACTTTGAGAGACTTGGAAAAAATAAAAGAAAATATAAAATCTTTTTAAGATAAGATGGAACTAACCCTACACCATGGTGATTGTCTAGAAGTGTTAAAAACAATTCCAGACAAGAGTATTGATTTAATTATCTGTGACCTACCCTACGGCTGTCTAGCTGGTGGAGATAGACGAGGAGAAGAGACAAAGAAAAATGACCCTAGAAAAGCAGAAACAACTTTGGGAGGGTGTGCCTGGGACATCAAGATAGACCTAGAACCCTTCTGGAAAGAAGTCAGACGCATTAGACGCTCTGACCATTCACCCTGCATCCACTTCTGCACAACTAAGTTTGGATCTGAACTCATCAAGAGCAATCCAGATGAGTTCAGATATGATTTAGTATGGGATAAGCAACGGGGTGTATCTTTCTTATCAGCTAACAAGATGCCTATGAGAAGTCATGAGATGATTTATATCTTCTCAAAGGCTGGGGCTTTCTATGAGCGCAAGGATATCACTGGAGACTTCCCTAAAGGCGGCGGCGGCGGCCGAAAGAATGCCTCTGTATATAAGACAACTGGGCAGACGCATATAACAGAAGCTGGTAGAAGATGCGCTTTATCTGTAATACAGAGTGGCCCCGATTCTAAGATAAAAGGTAAACACCCTACTGAGAAACCCTCTGAACTCTACAAATGGCTCATCGAGCGCTACTGCCCGGCAGGGGGGACTGTGCTAGACCCTACCTTTGGCTCTGGTAATTCAGTCTTCCAAGCATTTGCTATGGGTCGCAGTGGCATAGGGATTGAGAAGGATTTGAAATTCTTTGAGAAAGCCGAAGAAAGATTAAATGCTCTACCATAAAAATATTATCTAGATAAGATGCCCCCGACCCTCGTGGGATATGTGCAAAGAACGGATATCCAAGAAATCTGTGATTACTTGGATAAGCATTCTCTTGGAATTAATAAGTATCGATTGAAGGTTAACAAAGAGGGGGGTCTGAGTCAATGTCTCGGTATAGTAGGAAAACGTTGTCTGGCTCCAGATTTATCTCGTGTTAGCTGGGCCCATCCATATCTCCATAAACTTCTGGATGACTTTGGTCAGAAATATGTCAAGCCCCATATCAATTGGACTTCTGTTCAAGTCAATAAGAATTTCTCATGTCAGCCACACAAAGATATTGGTAATCTGGGTGACTCTTATATCATCGGCTTTGGTCCCTACACAGGGGGGGCCCTTTGTGTTGAGGATGTTGATTATAATATTAATCTGACAGGTCTCTTATTTAATGGGTCAGAAAGATTGCATTGGACTAAGCCATGGACTGGAGAACGATATACTTTAGTATATCATACTCTGGAGCCCAAGGCCAGATTTGGTGGGGTAGTTCCAGCATGGGACTCTTATGAAGCTGTAGAGCACGAAGATAAGTGGAAAATGAGAAGGAAATCTGATGGTAAACTGCTTTGGGGAAAATTTGGCCTAGACCATCCATTGCGTGGTAGGGTTAAAGATGGGACCTAAGAAATGATAGAATGCCCAGGCAAACAACTAATTTATTTACAGAAGTTCCCGGCATGTTTATATATAAACAAAAGAATGGAAGATATGCTGCATATAAAAGATATTCAGACCCTACATCACTATCAACCAAAAAATTCTTTGATAAAGGGAGTTTACAGTATAGCTTTGAAGAAGCCAAGGAATGGCTCTTATTATTGCCAGATAAAATGGAGAGACCTACTAGAGAGAATGCCTCGACTCAATATTGAAGCTCTGATTCAAATAATTAAGTCACACACAATGGAGTTGCACTCTTGCTACGTGGATTGCAAGGACTTTAGCTTAGCCGATAGACTTCTGGCTGAAACTTATCGAATGGAGAATCTTCTTCATAGTTTAGAGAGTTTACAGAAGAAATCGTGATGGGGTAAAAATTGATTAATGATATAAGTTATATCACAAATCAATATGGAAGATGATATAGGTTGTATCTACAAAGTAAGTAACCTTGTAAATGGTAAGAGTTATATAGGAAAACATAATAAGCCACACCCAGAAGAGAGATGGAAGCAACATCTTTATGACGCATTTAATAAAAATAGTGATGCTGTATTTCATAAGGCATTAAGAAAATATGGAGCAGATAAGTTTGAGTGGGAAAGGATTTATATTG